AGGCATAGGAGTCGCACTTCTGTTTAGTATTGCGTTTTGAAATGCTACAATCATAGTCAGGCAGAGGAGCAACAGATGTTTGTTTAGTCTTAACATCTATGCGCTTGCCATCCGGCATCAGAATGTCGTACTCATACGTATTCTCCCATTCACCCCCTAAACATTGCAAAGCTATCTGCTCTCCAACAAACCCCGCTATGTTTCCATTACCTCTGATTATGGAGTTCTTAAGCACACCCATCTCTGTAGATTTAGAACGGGCTTTATCAATCATGTCAAGTGATATTTCTACTTCCTGCATTTGATTACTCCTATGCTGCCTGTATGTCTACGACTTCACAAACTCCTGCACTACACGCCAAGTCTTGTGCTCCTGTAGTGGTGTCTTCCTTTTCGTACTCAGCTAACCGTTCCCAATCTATAGTGGTGGGCATTTTCTTTTGCAAGTCAAGGTATTCTTTTTTATCACAGTCTTGATAGGGTGCTTGCTTATATATGTGCTCATCAAAAGGTAGAAAGCTTATGCCCGATACCTCATCGAAGTGTTTGTACACCCATGCACCTACCTCCAACCATTCGTTTTCTCTCACAGTCACAGTAATGCTAGGCTTGTGCTCACACCAATGACGTTGGTATATAAGCCATAACTCTAGCTGCTCTACTGCGCTTCTGTCATTACGACTGATGGCATCATCTGGTGAGGCAAATGGAAAGCTAAACACCGTAGTGCTTTCCGGCTTACCAACATCTGGTTCTGCTGGAACACCGCTGTCAATCATAAACTGTGTCATAGGGTCTTTGTTATCAGCACGTACTGTACGTACATAGTACGGGCTATGCCGTGCATGTATGCCACTTGCGCTGTCTACTAGCTGAGACACTGTGCCACTGGGCTTGACACACGTTATAGCAGTCGAGGCTGGAATACCTAATTGCTTTGCCATGCTTTTGTTTGTGTATATAGCCTGTTTCTTTAGGTCTTCTAGTACTCCAACTAAACCCTCCTTAGAGAATAAAAGAGGGTTGTCCATAATGCCTGTCAAGCTAACACCCAACAGCCTTTCCTCCTCTGTGTTTCGTTTCCAGATAGCCCTTAGATATTTAAAATTTGTGAGGCAGGACTGAAAGGTACCTAATATGGTGGCTTGCTTAACCTTTCTGTTTAATGATTGGGCTGTATCGTGAGAGCGAACTACTACCTCAGATAGATTACAGAATTGATAGGGTCGTAGAATAATTTCTGAGCAAGGATTAGTACCCCACACGTGCCCTTCCTCCCGCCTTCCTGTCTTTATAACCTGTGTGTTTGCCGCTGCTCTATTAAATATACCACGTTCACCCGACTTACTTTCGTACAAAGCCAACCACTCACGCATGAATGTACCCATCTCTGGCGTACCTTTATAGGTTACACTATTGTTTGCTAAACTTCGTTGCGGCTCGTAGTCGTACCACTTTCCAGATTTGGCGTGACGCATCTGATCATCACCTAAATTAGATAGAGATATGAGTGCGCTTCTTCGTACACCACCAACAACAACTACATCCCCAATCTTACACATAATGTCATGGCACTCTATGGGGTACAGCCTACGCCCCGCCGCGCCAGAAAACTTTGATATACAAAAATGAAATAGGTCTTCAAGTGGTCCCGGTCCCGATGCCCTACCACCAAATGTCTTAAGCCTAGCTCCAGCAAGACGAACTTGTGACACATCCCACTTAGGTATCTGCCCTGCATACAAACAAGCAAGCAATTCACGCAAAGACTTCACCCATCCTATACGGCTATCATCTACGACGATCATGGTATTACTACGATTAAATGTCTCGCTTACAACGGGTAGCTTTTCTACGTGATCTCGTTCTACACTAAACCCTACACCTGTGCCGTTCATTAGAATGTACATTGCCTCATCGAAAGCACGAGGGTTGTCTATAGGCAGGTAGGAACAGTTGTAGGCACCTACATTGCAGCGGTCGAGTGCTGGCCCCGCTGTCATAACGGCTCGCATACTCGGCATAATTTCTAGTCCTATCACAGCTTGCTCAAGTTCACGCCTCAATTCCTTTGATAACTTATAGGAATGCTTTTTGTCTAAAACACCTTCCATATAATCAAAGTACCTGCACACCGTTTCTACCCATGTCTCTCGCCTGTTCTCTTCATCATTCCATCTAGCATACCGTGACATGGCAATAAAATTTTGATAACTTGTAGGCAAACTGTTACTCATTTATTCATCCTTTCCTGTATGACATTAATTTTGTTAACCGCCATGCCATCTATATCATAGAAGTGTTCTCGCAAAGATTCCTCAATCTCATCTGACACATATCCATCTACCGGCATGGGATATTCTTCGGTATCAATATTTAATGTCATCAGAATTTTTACAAGCATGTCACCACTCTTCTAATAGTTTATTTAAATACCATTGCGTTTTTAGCAAATCTTTCTTAGGTTCTGACGAATGTTTATGTCGATACCTACTAACATACTTTAGTATATTGCCCTTGAGATACCCCTTAAACTCCTCATCAGACATGGATTGTTTAATTAAATCTATTGTTTCCAGACCATTCGCATTGTAATGTGCAGGTTTATTTACATCAATGTCCCACGAAACATCTGAAGGTAGAGAGTTGTCAATAGTCATGCTAGTGCCCCTTCTTTGGATTAAAGTCTATCTTGATAACATTACTTTCTGTGCTTAGAACCTCTGCCCTTCTACGTCCACCGTTAAGCTTTTTCTTTCCTTCTTCAGAATACTTTTCATTTACCAGCCATGCTGCCATCTCCCGTATACTATCGTGCTCTTCGTATATAGGCACCGATGCACACACCATCTGACAAAAGAATAACAATGCTTCCATCTCTTCCATATCTAAACAGGTATTATCAGAAGATATTATATTCATTTCTATCTGTCCTGTCCAGTGAAACTCATCATCCAATCGAGGAGTTATCTGTATAAGAAAGTCTTCATCGTTTATGTGTTCACTTTTCACTTGAGTTTCCTCTTCGTTCCTTTGAATTTCACAAACTTGCTAACACCTTTTTTCTTACGTTCTTTTAGCCAATCTTCTGGTATAATCCTATCATAGTATAGATAGTTGTATTTTATACACCACTCTCCGTATGTAGACTTTGCTCCTTTACTAAGCTTACGTCTGCTATTTTCAAACACAAAACGAATATCAAGTTCTGGATGCTGCCTCTTAATACATAAATGCTTGCGTCTATCAGCGGTAGTAAACATACCCTTAGTTTCAATAATAATATTATTAGGTAGCATAAAGTCGGGAGTGTAGGTCCGGTAAGCTAAGTCTTCCCACTCAATTTTCATACTCTCGTACTTGTATTTTATATAAAGATTGTCGAGGTATTGGGAAACTTTGTATTCCAAACCGGACCTATACCCGTGCTTACGCGCAGCTATAAATTGCCGTGCGTCCACTTATGCTGCCTCCTCTTCTGCTATGTATACGTAGTCCACCATCTTAGGGTTGATGGCCTGTGATTTTATCATTGGCTGCTTCTGCAAGGAAGGCCAGCAGTCTTTTCTGTAGTCGCAGAAACTACACGTCTTAGTTAGAATTTTATTGCCTGTTGGCTTACTCCTAAAAAACTCAGTCTCTGCTTCAAAGCATCTTTCAAACACGTTCTGTTCAAGAGTCTCTAAGGAAGTATTAATTTTAGTACACTCCTCTTCGACATCAAGACCCGTAGCAGGAACGTATTTGAAATCTCCGCTGGCTTTATTAATAACCCACCAACCACCTGCTTTTTTTCCTAAACCTTTAGCATAGCCAGCTAACTGTGCCACATAACCAAAGTCATCCATGTCGGCCAGTCTATCGTAGGACTCAAACTTATTTTTGTATGACCAATCTGACGCAGACTTTATGTCATCCACAGCACCATTTATACTTATGTCTGCTGTACCAGACACAGTAACACCGCTATCAAACTCTACGGCTGTCGTCTCATTTTCCTCATAGCTAATACCAGCCTCTGTAAGTAAACCTTTAAACACAGCCTCAACAATATCCCCTATCATCATGTTCATTACAAATGTAGTTGGTCGGGGTAAAGCTGTATCGGGTTTATTTTTTTCGTACCATAGCTGGCAGGTTGGTCTTCCTACATTAGACATACGAGGTCTGAATGACCCCCGCTTTGCCCCCCTACCAAACTGGCGGAGCAATGCGCTACGAATGTCTTCACACACTTTGTCTACAGTGTCCTCTGACATATTCGTGCCCTTACCTTTTGCGTCCTCAAGGTATTGATGCACTGCCAGTTCAGCAGGATGATGCATTATTCTTCCCCTTTCTCTTCTGTCTGTTGGGCTGCTTGTTGTTGATCGATCTCTTGTTGTGCAGCTTTAATGAAACCACTAACCTCTCTGTAAGGGCGTGTTGTCAGGTAGTTTAGTATAGCTTCTAACAAAGGGGCGCTGATCACTGAAGAGTTTCCTCAGTAGTGTTCTCAATGTTTACAAACTCCTCAACAATATCAAGTGCTTGATCATCCGGCAAGTCCCATGCAGAGTTTATCTCATTGTTACGCCGGTTGCATTCATTCCACGATGAGAGAATGTACTCATTGTAGTTTGTAATCCAATCTAGAAAGGATGCAAACATGGATTGATCAGATTCCTCAATGCCAATTACGTCTGACATATTCAACTCCACATCAGGGACATAATAAGAATTACCGTTAGGTAACTTCCGCTCTACAGTTGTTGCACTGATGCGGTGCTGAACGGGTAGTCTCTTATTCTGAAAGAGCATCTTAAAAGGATCACCGATAATCTTAAACGCTTCCCTGTTATCCACCTCCCAGATGAAAGGAACTTCATCCACACTAGCAGGTTCACCTTGTGCATCTATAGGATCAACCATCTGGACTGTACCAAACACAACACGTACACGTTTGATCTGACGAATGAGGTTCTGCATATCTTCAGGCAATGCCTTGAAGTCCTCAATGTAGCCAGCAGACTTACCACAATTAAACTTACCGGAATTATCCTTGAGATCAATGTTTAGTGTATCAGCCATCACCGTTTTAATGAAGGCATTTTTTGTGTCACCACTACCCTTTACAAAACGCTTATGCATAAAGCGTTGCATGTAGGGGCGAATGCGAACTTCCGAAGAGAAGTAAGCTTCATCCGTATCGGGAAGCTCCAGCTTATAGGTTCCTCCCTCAACAACTTCCACGTTAACTTTCTTCTTGTTTACCTCCGCAACGCCCATTAGAGGGCTATGGTTAATCTTCAGCCGCGCAAGAGTACTCTTGGATTTGCTGCTCTTAGGAGCCTCTCCAGAAATACCCATAGCTTTAGCCATCTCTGCGTAGTTGTCTGTATCAATAGTTGTTAAGCTCATTTGAGTGTTCTCCTTATTTATTAGGGTTTGCAGTTATATCACGACAGGTCTTTAATGTCAAGCCAATTGTCTCCTATTTTTGCTTCAAGCAAAAGAGGGACGTTAAAGTCTACGCCCCACTGTTTAAAGATTAAAGCGTGTAAAGATTTGTTAGTACTATCAATAATTTTTATGACATAATCTTCCTCCTTTGGGTGAACATCTATAACTATACTATCATGTACCGTGTTTACAACACAAGATTGTTTGCCAATCAATAGCTCCTCCATGTACAGCAGTGCTAACGGTACTATATCTGCTGTCGCAAAGGATTGTACTGGGTAATTCTTTATCTGAGTAAAGTGTGTTGGATCGCCGTTCCACCTGCGTGTTATGCCGGGGAAAGAAAACTCTCTGTGCGAAGGTGTCTTCACTACACCTGTGTTTAACGCTTCAGAGGCGAGGCGTGAGTGCCATTGAGATATACCCTTGTACTTGTTAACAAAGTGTCTGTAATAAGCAGCCACGCTCTCTCCTCTGCCGTACCCAGTGGCTCCGTACAGAGGTGCAAACGTATGGGCCTTTGCTTCCTGTCGAGTAGTAGGCAGTCCTGCATCTGATATAACTTTAGCAGTATAGCTATGCACATCAAAGCCTTCTGATACTTCTCGCATGGCTGTCTCATCCTGTGACAGAAAGGCTGCTGTTCTAAACTCTAGCTGTGCGAAGTCAGCCTCAAGTATTCTACCTCCATCGAAACGAGATACAAACACACGCTTGATAGGAAAGGTTCCTCCACGTGGCATGTTCTGCATATTGGGATTACGCCCACTAAACCTACCTGTAGATGTCATGTGTTGTGTTAGCTGTACGTGCAACATACCGTCAGGTTTGGTGAAGGACTTTATTCCATCTACGAAGGATGACAGGTATGTGTCAAGAGCACTCAACCTACGTACATTCTTTAGAAACTTAGCGGCGTCAATCATATTCTTGCCCAATGCTATGTGCTCCAGCATCTCAAGGTTGACCTTGCTGGTAGTAAAACCATGTGCGCTAACCCACTTAACATTTGGTGCAGAGAACTTCAGCCCTGCCAATTCCTTTGTTGGTCTAAATACATACCCTATGCCATCACAGACTGAGCACTTTGATGGACGGGCAAATGGTGCCCCATTCTTTTTAGTCTTACGTACCCTGCCAGCACCGTAACAGGAGGAGCACTGAACGGCGTGAGCTTTGTAGATTTTATCCGATAAGCTACTAACTGTACTATTGTAGTCAGCTTTTACCATGCCATGTGTAAATTCATCTGACCATTTTCTTTTATCTTTTGGTTTACGGGAATAAATTACCCACGATAATTGTTCTGGTGAGTTTAGATTAATGGGCACATCTCCCATTAACTTTGTTACCTGTATGTCAAGGTCTTCAACCAGTTCTTCTTTCTCCGCCTCAAACTCCTCCTTAACTCTAGCTAGAGCTTGCTGGTCTATCTTAAAACCACGCTGGTATATGTGTGCAAGAGAAACAGCCACGCGATTTGACAGAACAACTGGTTCCATCAACAGGGAGTCCGGTTCAGTGTTTAACCTTTTATACAATGTGTTACACAACTCCTGTGTAGCGTGAAGATCAGCACTTAAATACGTACTCAACTCATCGTGTGGTATATCTGCAACAGACACACCCTTAGATAGATACTCCTTTAGAGTACCACGCTTCTTAGTGTTTAGGTTATACCGTTCTGCACAAACCTCTAGCGACAGCGGCTTCTTCTGCCCACGTTGTAGAACATACTCAGCAAGCATCGTATCAAAGACAGGACCATCGTATTTAAATCCACTTTCCCACAGCCACACAAGATCATGCACGATGTTGTGACCAACAAGTATGGTGGCTTTGTCAAGCAATTCCTGCACGGTAGACCCGTCAAAAGATACAGACCTCATGCCTTCAAGTTGTGTATGCTGACCGTGTGGTGAGTTATGGTAGATAGTGAATAGCTTTTCTTCTCCTTTGTCTGTAAGTGTACCTATCATTACGAGATCATTTCCCGGCTCAAAGGGATCGAAGTGTGTCTTACCATCCTTCTCTGTAACCGTATGCTCTACATCAAGAGTTAGTTTCATTTGCTCTTTTCCTTAATTTATTTCTTGCTCGTTGCTGTCTAGCCAAATACTTCTCGTGAGATGCCTTCATCTGAAACCATCTCTTCAGAGAAAATCTTTTGCGTACTCGACCCTCCATACAAGTGGGATCACCAGAGTGACTTGTCATGTGTGCCCACTTTCTTCCTTCCTTAACATACACAATACGAAGACCACTGCCTATACGTGGGGCTTCGTCGCCAAGTTGTAGGTCATATCGTGTGCCATATTTTTCTTGCTTTATTTCATGCCACTCGTCCCAGTTGTTTTCTACAATGCGATATTCATTTCTTTGCTGAACCTTTCTGGGTCTACCCCTCTTTGGTTTAGGGCGTAGAAATTCCGGTATGTCCAGTAAGTCATCAAGATAGTTCATGGTATTTTTTATCTCCGTAGAATAATGTTATCTCGTCACCAGAGTAGATAGGTCCGTTAGGAAGTAAGTATC